GAGATCGATGCGCTCCTTTTTGTCCTGACGCTGAAGCCTAAGTGAGAACGGCGCGTTGTAACCGTTGCGTACCCATTTGGGTCCAGTCGCGTCTCGCTCTGCCTGTAGGGCGTCGGCCTCCTCGGTAGCCTCTACGACTGCCTCCTCCGTGGCCTGCTCTGCGGCAAGCCATGCCTCAACGGGCTCTGCGATCTCAGCGGGAACAGGAAGACCTGCGCCCTTGAGGTTGCTGTAGGTTTCTAGCAGCGCTGCCCATTGGGCCTCGGTCAACTCGACCGTGCGAGTCTCGATCTTCGGCGTTGCTTTCGGTGCTGCTTTGCGAGCGCGCGTTTTCGTTGCTTTGCGCTTCACGGGTGCTTTCTTCGTAGCTGGCATGAGCCAATCTCCTTGTCGATATGTGAACCTAGCTGGTGCTGCGTACTACAACTCACCTATTCTTGCGACAGGGAGGGTTAGAAATCAGGCATATCGGCGAGCTAGTCTATGATGGCCATTATCACTCCGCAGGGGCATGCTCTAGGTTGGAATCGACCGCTTCCTGGGCTCACATATCCGACAGCCGATCTTTCCGGCGTGACGATCCTGTCAGAGGTTGATCCTAGACCACACATGCCGCCCGCCTTGAATCAGCTAAAACTCGGTTCGTGTACGGCGAATGCCACCAACCGCTGTTTCCGTTATGACTCGATCAAGGACGGCAAAGACTGCGGAGAGCTTTCACGACTGTGGACATACTTCTTCGAGCGCCAGATCGAGGGCACTCTCAATCAGTGCGACTGCGGAGCCTTGGGACACGACGCCTTCACCGTCGCGAAACATGGAATCCCAGATGAGACGCTTTGGCAGTACGACATCAGCAAGTTCGAAATCAAACCGCCTAACAAGCCTCGTGCTTACACCCTGACCAAGCAGGTCAAGGCCGTACCGCAATCGCTTACTGCAATTCAGCAAGCTCTATCGGCGGGGCAGACGATTCCGTTCGGCTTCACGGTCTACTCCAGCTTTGAGTCAGAACAGGTGGCCAACACGGGTATCATGCCGATGCCGAAGCCCAACGAGGAAGTCCTTGGAGGGCATGAGGTTCTCGCTTGCGGCTATCTCAAGAAGTACCCGCACTACCTACTCGTCCTCAACAGTTGGGACGTATCGTGGGGACTCAACGGCTACTTCTTGATGCCGGTGTCGTTCATCCTGGACTCGCACTACGCCAGCGATCTGCGCACTATCGCGCGCCCCATCGCCTAAAGCGCTATACTCCCCGGCGTGGGATATGATGTCCTCGGATCAGGACTATTGAAGGGCGGCGGCGTACGCGGAGCCAAGGTACGCCAGCATGTCATTCGGGGCGGCAAGCTCAGGCACTTCCCCGACGTGCATATCACCGATTCAGGTCGGATCAAGGAGCTTGTGCCGGACTTCGAGCCAGCCTTTGAATTCGAGTACACGCGGCGCGAGCTACTGCTGCTCGCGGAGAAGATGCTGCTGAACGATTCTAAGCCCGGTGGCGAGCACCCTGCGTATCTCAATGCTCATGCGTTGCGGGCGCGACAGAAACGAGAGATATACTGCGCCAATGGAACGCCCGAACCACACATCATTCAGGGCATGTTCTGGCGCACCCATCCTCAAGGCCGTCCATGGGCGACAGAGGAGATGCGTCGCGCCACGGGCTGTAGCTTCTACTCCGGCGTCAAACAGACCAGCCGAGAGATTCTACCTCCGCCGCCTGAGCCTCAGGAGCTAGACTGCCTATTTGAGGGATGCATCTATCCCGTTGTCTCGTGTGGCCTCTGCGCAGCCCACACGGCACAGAAGAGGGCTGGGAAGCCGCTTGGTCCAATCAGGAGGAACCAGGGTCTATCCAAGCTCGCTAAGCGCCTGATGGCTGTCGAGGAACATCGATGAAATCCTAGACAGATGTCGGATCGTATTCTCGCGCGAGTCGTCAACCTAGTAGATATGACGACACGAGACAAACGTGCGATTGAGGCTGTCATCGCAGCCTGGGTCCGAGTACAAGAGAACAAGAAAAAGCCCCGCATGTAGCGGGGCTTTTTCGTTGCGTCTTGGTTGGACCTTACAGCGTCCAGGTGCCAGGTGCGCCGGTTCCGAGGCCCGTGATGTCGAGCTTCGAAGGTGCAGCGTTGCTTGACGCCTTGAGGATGCGAGACAGTCCACGCGGGTTGAGGATAAGCATTCCGACAAGCTCGTCCATGACCCATCCCTTGTAGAACTGCTCGACCTGATGGTTCTCCTCGACATCGAGAGAGTACATGACAGGGAAGACCCCGATGAACTCCGGCTCGGCTGCGAGGAAGACCTCACCCTGAGGGATGATGATCGAACGCTGGATTTGGAACTCGCCGAAGGACGTAATACGTCCGCCTGCGAAGACCTCATCCTTGAAGAGAACCCTGTGACGTTGAGGTCCCAGTCGTAGAGGTCGCGAATGTCTGCCGGGTGGGCAAGCACGCGACGTGCCTCTAGCTGGTTGATCTCGATCTGAGTTACCGCGTTGTAGAAGTCAGCGGGCTCCAACGGGTTACCGGCTCCGAGGAGAACGGTGTGCTCGTTAGGCTCTGCTTCCGGTCCTGCTGCGATCCCAACTGCGCGACCACCAGTAGGTGCGAGGCCAACGACGTTGTTGGTAAGCGCTTCGCCGAGTCCTTTGATGGCCTGCTCAAGAAGTAGGACTAGACGTGCGTCCTCCTGCTTCTGGATGGCCTGACGGGACTCGTCCTGCGCGTATTCAACCGCGTTGACTCGCAAGTAGTAGAGGTCCTCCTTGCGGATGCGTGGGAACGTCGCCAAACGGAACAGAGCAGGGAATGCCTGCTTGCCCTCGAACGGCGTGATCTTGACCTCGGCGTCAGTGCTGTTCAGCACGTACGCACGTCCAAGGTCGTCCAGGATGTCGTAAGGCATGAGGGGTCCGCGCTCTAGCGTATCCTCCACGAGGACGTTACGAACGATACCCTCGTACCTTAGACGAATCTGAATCGGGCCGATCATGCCCTGGCCGATACGACGCATCGCGTTACCCTTGTCGGCAAGGATAGCTTCGAGGCGTCCGACCTTCTGCTTCTTGGAGAGCTTCGGAAGGTCCTTTAGCTTCTCCTCGTAGTCACCAGAAGCGACTACCTGACGTTGGAAATTCTCATATCCCATGTCTGTCTCGCCTCCTTAGACTAGTAGCTTGAATCGCAGAACGCTTGGGTTGCTGTAGTCAACAACTTCCGCGATCTTGGTTTCGTTGGTACCTTTAGTTACGCCCAGGCGTCCATCTTTGCCGACGTACAGGTACACAGGCTTTCCTTCTTTGTTTTCCGCAACCTTCGTAGAAAGTTCCGTTGAGTCGAAGCCCGGTGCGATCAGATCGTACACGGAGTCCGGTCCCTGCCATGCAGAGATTTGGTTGGACTGTTTGATGTTGTCAAACGTTCCACCGACCCACTGCCCAAGGAGTCCGTAGACACCCGTTGCAGTCCCGGCGTCGCCGATGGCGAAAGCTTCGCCTACCGTCTTGACGAGGACTAGTCCAGGTACGAGTGAACCTTCAAATGTGAAGGCATCTCCCGAACGCGAGAACGGGGCTGCTGCTGCTCCACCGACCGGTGTGACTCCCGCTTCGTCCGTTTTCAACGGAACGCGAATGCCACCCGTGGTGTTACGCAGCGAAGGATCGATGATCCCGGCGAACGGTGTCGCCTGGGTCTGTCCCTCTACAACCCTGAGAAGGCGCTTCTGGGCCGTCAGGTTGATGTTGCTTGCGTCACCGTAAATTACTTGCATTGGTGAGTGATTCCTTTTGGTTGTAGCGCCAGAAGCGCTAAGTCATCACTCATTGTCATGACGGGGCACTACCGAAAGTAAGTAGCTTTACGGATTAGCGTGTGAACAGACCGGAGTCGAGCGTCTCGTCTGTGACCGAAACCGACTCGGACTCATCGCTCGAAACACGTTCGAATGCGTGACCATCCTGGTCTACCATCCGACGATCTCCTGCCGTATGCTGGCCAAAGCCGCTTGGCATACGAGCCACGCCTGCCGTGCGCTGCTTGGCAAGCTTCTGCGTAGCCGCAGTCTTGACACGCGAGAGCATGTCTAGCTGTGCCGTGATCTGCTCGTCGTCCTGAGCGTCAAGGTCCGCGATGCGGTTGTACTTCTCGTCCGGGCCGATCATGCCTAGCTCTGTTTCCAGATCAGTGAGCTTGATCGCCGCGATGATATGCGAAGTGAATCCCTCGGTCGCGATGGACTCCGGCGTAACCGGGTCCTGCTGACGTAGAACCTTGTTGCCCTCTGTGCCAGTCCACTGACTCGTCGGTCCAGAGTTGTTCTCCGGAGTTGCCGCTGGCTGGAGCACGTCAACGCGCTCGCCAAATGACTCGGCAACGGGCTGAACGCCCTTGACGGTCGAACCTCCGCTGAGGCCAGGCTGGTCGTAGAACGGCTTTGCGTCATACGCCTGACGGACAGACGAGTCCTTGTTCTGGTTGCCTTCGAGGCTATCAGTGGTTACTCCATCCGTGAAGCCCTTCTCGGTGCCATCGGAATCGCCATAGGTCGCGGTCGGGCCGCTGTCCTCGGTCGTTTTCGTAGCGTCGAAACCAGCGTCATCTGATCCCTCAGATGCCGTAGGCAGACTCTCAGTCTTGTCGGCGTCAACATCTGTGACGCCTGTCGTGCCTACGCTGGTAACGTCTACCTGTGCGTCGGCCTTGGATGCTGCATCGTTGCTAGGCTCGATGACCCCACCAACGCCAGTAGCGTCAACCCGCGCGTCAGGCGAAGCCTCCGGGCCAGTAGGACCATCAGCGATCTTCGTGCTCATGGTATCTCCTTGATGGTTGTTATTGGCTGCCTCGATGAGGTCCTGCGCTGTGCGCATTGTTGCCGTGACAGGCTTAGCCGGGTTCTTCACCACAGTGGTCGTGACTGGCTCGTTCGTAGCAGGCTTTGTGGTCGTTTTGATCGGCCTTTCCTGCTGGTTGATTCGAGCAGCCACCTTTGGGTTCAGCTTTGGTTGCCAACGCATGTCACCCATTACACTCGCGGATGCAGCGCTATTTCTAGCAGTCAAGAAGCTACCCTCCTGCTTGGGCGGTGCGTGACCTGCGGGCTCTGCGGACGGTGCTGCCGGTGTCTCTGCGCCCTGTGCCAGCGCATTATCCTGCTGAACCTCTTGCTCGCTGCCCTGCGCCATGTCGCCTTGAAGCTCTTGGGCCTTGGTCAGGTCGGGGTTATCCATACCCTTGGGCGGCTCGACATATCCACACACATCACACGTCTCGCCCTCCATCGTCTCGCCGCAGATTGGGCAAGCGTGCTCTTCACGCATGGTGTCTACATCTTCGGGTGCCGATGGCAGGAAGGACTGAGGTAGTGCATTCTCAGCCGTCTTGCCCAAGCCCTCGTCGTTGACGCTCGCACGGATTTCACGGGCGAGCGCTGTCTCGTCAGCGGGATCGAACACGCCGCTGATCTCGAAGAAGTGAATGCCGTAGCAGTTCTCGTAGCTCTTACGCGAGATGCGTTTGCCATCCGCCGTCTTGTAGTCGTGATGCGCACCCTTCATGACGATGTGCGAGCAGTACTCGTCGGGGTTGGTCGCCACATGACCGCAGTGCGAACACTTCGAGCGCTCGACATCGCAGCCCATGGAGAATCCGTCGAGGTCGCCACTACGAACGGCCTTGGCGTACGTCGGAAAGGTCTTGGCGTCGATCTCCAGGAGTAGCTCGACCTCAGTCGGCGGAGCGTGCTCAGGGTCCATGCTCTCGCTGCCCCAGTAGGTGTCACCACTCGCTGCGGTGTGCTCTATCGGAAGGACTTTGAGCTTGCTGTCTACTACGACGCCGCGAGCGCGAGACGGATCGGAGTTGTTGTGATCGATGAAGTTTGGCTTGCCGATGAAGGTCGCGAATCCAAACTGCTTGTCGCCATCCGCCGCCTCGACCGTAAAGCCGGTCGCAGACTGCTTAGCGTGACGGTCGAAGACCTCAGAGCCTCCAGCAAGCTCGACAGACGGCCAGCCATCGTGGTTCTTGTTGACGCGGCTAGAGATCGCACGCAGGCGTACGTACATGTAGCCATCGTCGGTGCGGTAGTCGTGGAAGTCACTCAGCTTGTCGAGCGTGGCTGTGCGACGCCGCGAAGGCGAGCCCTTGACCTCAAGGACCTCCGCATCTTCGAAGCTCGCGAACTTGGTGAAGCTCATCTCAGTAGTTATGCGGTAGCAAGGCCGCAAACCTATGGTGCCTGAAGCTCTTGACACGGAGTAGCTTATCCTGTAGACTATCGATCATGAAAATCAAGAGCCTCATCTCCGCTGCCGTTTTGTCCTTGGTCTTCGCTGCCCCCGCGATTGCGAGTGCCAACCCCGAATTGTCTGTGACGCCGCAATCGGTCCTCAAAGGGGAAGCCGTTACGTATCACGCCCAGGGCGTCTCTGGCCTCTTTGTCGTCAATCTCAAACCCAGCGCATGTAAGCTTCATCGTGCCGAAAACGGTGACCTCGGCAAATGGGGACGACTGACGACCGAAACCGAAGGCACCATCCCACCTGAACAATACGAATCCTTGGGTGTCTATCATGTATGTCTCTACCCCGGAGAAGCCAATAGCGCTGAACTTGGGGCAGAAGCGACATTCGAAACGGTCACGCTTCTTCCGTCCCCTGCCCCAACGCCAAGTCCCATAGTGACCTCTGTAGCCACACCTACTGTGGCTTCCGAACCCACAACGGGACCTGTGGCTGCGCGGGTAACTCACGCTGCTGTGCCATCGAAGCGCGCAAAGGCCGTAGCCAAGTGCA